TATGGCAAAGGCAAAAATCACAAACAATGTAGGCACCACTTTTACCACTGAGGACATCATCAAGGGTATCAGCGAGAAGAGCAAGGCAACTGACACTGCTCTTTCTCAGAAAGACGTTGCTCACACTATCAATCTTCTCAAGGAAGTTGTTGGTGAGGCTCTGTCTTCTGGTCAGAAGATTCAGATGACTGGTTTCGTTACCATTGAACCGTCCTACCGCAGCTCTCGCAAGGGTAACAACGTAGTTACTGGCGAGCCTATGGACATTCCTGAGTCTGCTGTCCTTAATGTTAAGGCTGGTAAGGGTCTCAAGGACGTTGCTAAGGGATATGACAAGGATATCCTTGACGCACTCAAGAATTCTAAGTAATTCACCCCTAAAAACGGAGTGGCACTGAGCTTTACGCTTGGTGCCACTTTTGTTGTATTTATTTGTATTTGCTTTATTTATTTTAGAAAAGGAGGTACAAATGTGAAGTGTGATAAGTGTAACCTATGTAAAAATACAGACAACCCATTTTTAATGGGTAGAGGAAAAAAGCATGCCAAAATCATGTTTATACAGGATGCTCCCACTCAACTAGAGAGTAGAAAGGGCAAACAATTTGCTGGTAAAACATTTCAAAGGTTCAAGGAACTTATTGAATCAAGAGATATTGACCTGACTGATATTTACTGGACTAGTGTTGTCAAGTGTCCTTTGTCAGACGAGAATGCTGAACTGACGATGGCTCAGTGTAAAGAGTGTCTTGATTACCTTTACACAGAGATTGATATTGTTGACCCAGAAATTGTTGTCCCTATGGGAAATCAAGCATTGAAAGCTACGCTTGGTAAGACAGCTATTACAAAGCATAGAGGTAATGCTCAGCAAGTTGAAATCAATGGTAAGACTCGCATTGTTATTCCTATCATTCATCCAAAACAGGCGATGAAAAAGCCTATATACAAGGATTTTATTATTAAGGATTTAGACAACTTGGCTGACATCTATGAGTCAGGTATGAATGAAGTTTCAGGGGTATCTTATAATATAATTGAAACATTGGAAGATGCTCTGGAACAGATTGAAAAGTTTCAGGATTCAGAATGGTTATCATTTGACTTGGAGACTACTGGTAAAAACCCATTTGAGGATACAAGTAAAATTGTTTGTATTTCTCTTTGTGATAAACCTTATACAGGTTGCGTAATTCCTCTGTATCACAGGGAATCCCCTATTGTAGGTGACGAGAGAGAAACAGTAGTAGAAAAACTGAAGACTTTATTGGAGAACTCCAAAATAAAGAAGTGTGCTCACAACGGAAAATTCGATATTGAGTGGTTGTCTCATTGTCTTGATATCAATGTTGCCAACTTCTGTTTTGACACCATGTTAGCTCACTACCTTGCTGTGTCTGAAGAACAAGGTACTCAGGGTTTGAAAGCACTGGCTTGGGAATTTACAGATATGGGTGGGTACGATAATGAGCTTGATGAATATCGTAATAAACTACCTGAAGCAATCAGATACAACTATGATAATATTCCTTGGAACATTCTTTCAAAGTACGCTGTAGCCGATGTTGACTGCTGCTTGAGATTAAAAGATATCTTCATGCCTATGATTGAGGAAAATGAGAAGTGGGTAACAATCATGAATGATATTATGATGCCTGGTTCTTATGCCTTGATGGAAGTTGAGAAAAACGGAATGCTGATGGCAGAGGACGTCATAGACCAATACGAGAGCACCTATACTGCTGAATTAGCAAGGATAAAAGAGAGGTTGACCTCGTATCCAGAGGTTGTCCAATTAGAGCGTTCTAAACGTGAAAAATATGCCGAGAGAGAGGCAATTGCTAAGATTCCTAAGAAAGATAGAACAGCTGAGGAACAGAAAAAGTTTGAAAAGTATAAATCATATAAGGACTTTGTTTTTAATTGGAATAGTGTAAACCAGCTGAGGGAATTGCTGTTTGACAAGTTAAAATTGGAGACTTCAATCACAACCGATAAGGGTGAGAAGTCTACCAATGAAGAAGCACTCATTGAGATGAGCGAACAGCATGAAATTCCTAAGTTGATGCTAGAGTTACGTAAGATTGATACCTTGAATAATATGTTCATTAAAAAATTACCTGACATGAGAGATTCAAGAGGTTTAGTACACAGCTCATATAACCTAACAGGAACTGTTACTGGTCGTCTTGCTTCTGAAAACCCTAATATGCAACAGCTGCCTAGAAAGTCTGAAGACCCGATGGCATTCCAATATCAGAATGAGCCAAAGTCTCTATTTATAAGTAGGTACGGAAAAGACGGTATCATTATGAATGCTGACTATGCTGCACTGGAAATGAGAATTGCTGGTGTAATCAGTGAGGACAAGGCTTTGTTAGATGCATTCTTGAGTGGTCAGGACTTGCATAAATCAACGGCATCAATTGTATGGGGAGTGCCAGTTGATGAAGTAAGTAAAACCATGAGAACAAATGCAAAGGCAGTTAACTTTGGTATCATTTACGGTAAATCTGGCGTCACATTCGCAAGAGACCTTTACTATGACCCATCTGGACAGAATCCTGATAAGACTTCTGATTGGGATAACGCTAGAGAGCAAGGATTGAAGTTGGTTGATGACTATCTGAATGCGTTTGAAGGATTGTCAAAATGGTTGAGGGACACTAAGAAATTTGCAAAACGACATGGATATGTTGAAACTATGTTTGGTAGACGTAGAAGACTTCCAGATTTGAAGTCAACCATATCTACTCTTCAGAGCAACGCTGAGAGACAGTCAATCAATGCTCCTATTCAGGGTACTGGTTCTGACTTGACTATGTTGTCAATTATAAACATCTGTAAGTATTTCAAGGAAAACAACATGAAGAGTATGATTATTGCTACAGTTCATGACTCAATTGTACTTGATGTTCACTTGGATGAACTTGTAACAGTAGCTGAGAATGTGAAGAGAATCATGGAACATGTTCATGAGGATTACATTGATACTCCAGTTCCGATTAGAGCTGACCTTGAAATGGGTAGTGACTATGGGCATGTATTTGAGGTTGACCTTGAAACAATTCAAGGGTTCAAGTCTAAAGAAGACTATTTTGCTTGGCATCATGAACAGTCAATTGCTAAGTATAAAAAGGAAATCAAAGCATGTAAGTCAGCAGGGTATGACCTAAAGGGCGTAGTAGAATACCTGAATAGAAATGGTAGACCTGTAAAGGAATTAAAGAATGCAATAGTTGAGATTTATTCGGAGGAGGGATAATTTGGCACTCTATCACCCAAAGTACAATGTTACTATTAAAAATGTAGACCCACGACACCGTAAAAAGTGGGTAAACATGGGATTCATTGTAATTCCAAACATCGATTTGCTAAAAAAGACTGCATAAGAGTCTTTTCACTTTATTTATATTGAAAACCAATTTTGGAGGTACAGAATATGAAGGACACAAAAAGAGATACAGAGTTTCTTTGCCTGACAGTTGAAATGTCTGGTAAGACCTATGCACAGGACTTGAATGAAGACCTGAGAATTAACGCTGATGACATCAATGAAAGCTACATTGACCAGCCTAGTAAGTTTGCTTGGTGGGCTGTACTTGCAGCTCAGGCAAGAGCAAAGGCAGACAGAATCAAGTCTGCTATCGAAAAGCAGGATGAGTATATTCGTAAGATTCTCACAGGAGAGCTTGATGCTGAAGTGAGAAAGAATCTTGAGCTTGATGGTGAAAAGGTTACTGAGGGTAAAGTTACAAACGGTATCTATAAGAATGATAGATACATTGAGGAAATGAACAAGCTCCATAACCTCAGAGATGAGTACGTTGAAGCAAATGAGGATGCTTGTATCCTTGAAGCAGCAAAGGATGCTCTGAACCAGAGAAAGGAAATGCTAATTTCCCTTGGAGCACAGATGAGAACTGATATGAGCAACACTGAGTTGACCATGAAGAAGAAAGTAGCTGACATCATCAGTTCAAAGAGAAGTGGAGGTGAAGAGTAATGCCAAGTCAGCGTAATGACTTGAAGGACATGAATGTAAACTCCAGTAAGAATACTAGAATGGATATTGACCATGCTGAGAAAGACCTTGATTACCGCAAGGATGAAATAATGCATATTGCGAGATACATCAGGGGTGCTCAGACTATGGTTGACCTTGCCAAGCAGTTAGGTAGACCAATCAAAGTTCTTGACATTGGATGTGGTCAGATGAATACAGTGAGATTGTTCTATAAATCTTATGTTGAAAAGAAGTCTGACATCATCGCACAGTATATTGGAGTTGATATTGACTTCAAGATGGCTGAAAAGAGCAAGGAGCAGTTTAAGTTCGCCTATAACACTTGCAACGCAGAATTTCTTATTCAAGATTTGACGGTAGAGCCTCATCTTGATTTTGAGGATGGTCATTTTGATATGATTATCTGTACTGAATTCCTTGAACACATCAATCCTACAATGAGTCAGCCAGTTATTGAGGAAGCATTCAGAGTATTAAATTTTGATGGTGTGGCTCTGTTCAGTACACCAAATTCAAATGGTAGTAATAAGATTCTGCCTAAAGACCATTTTTATGAGTACTCATATGAAGAGCTTGTTCAAAAGTTTAAGGATGCTGGGTTCAAGGTGGATGATACAGTTGGTCTATGTATTAACCTTTCAAAGCTACCAAAGGAATATGTCAGCAAACTAGCTGGGGTATTTGATAGATTCAATAAACCCTTTGGAAGAAATTCAGCGTTCACTTCAGTGGCTATTGCACCGTTGATTGAACCCAAATACTGTAAAAATGTTTTGTACATTCTTGTAAAATGATAAATCAGTCTTTATTTAATTCAGATAACACTAAGGAGGTTATTTATAATGGGAAAATTAAGTCTTGATAAGGTCACAAAAAAGTCTGCTGACCTTAAAAAATCTGGCAATTACAACACTGATTATGATAAACTCGAAAAGGGTAAAAACGTAAGACGTGTATTGCCGCCTAAGGGAGACAATGACGTATTCTGGTCTGAGGGATTCCTACACTTTGGTCTTGGTTCTGATGGTAAGAAAACTGTTACTTGCCTTGAGACCTATGGTGAGGGTAAGAAATGTCCTATTTGTCAGTACGTTGAAGAGCTCAAGAAGTCTAAGAACAAGGAAGACAAACAGCTTGCTGATAGAATCCGTAGAGTAAAGAGAACCTACATTGCTGTTTTGAACCGTGATGCTGAAGAGGAAAAACCGCTAGTGCTTCCTGTAGGTCAGACAATTATGAAACAAATTGTAGACCTTATTTGTGACCCTGACTATGGTGATATCACTGACTTTGAAGAGGGACGTGACATCACTATCACTAAGTCTGGCAGCGGATTGAACACTGAGTATTCTGTCATCGCAAAGCCTAAGACAACCGTTGCTTCTGAGGACTTCACAGCTGAAGAGCTTGATGATGAACTTCCTGACCTTGATGCATTGTTTGTCAGAAAGTCTCCTGAGGAACTTCAGGCAATTCTTGATGGTGATGATGAGGACTCTTCTGACGAGGATGAAGACGATGATGACGAGGCAATCGACTATGATGACCTTGACCTTGATGACCTTGAAACCCTTTGTAAGGAAAGAGGAATCAAGTTGCCACCTAAGTCTACAAAGTTGAAGCTCATCACTCTCCTTGAAAAGTTTGACGCTATGGAAGACGATGACGAGGATGATGAAGACGATGAGGATGAAAAGCCTGTAAAGTCTTCAAAGAAGAATTCCAAGAAAGTTGAAGAGGATGAAGACGAGGACTCTGATGCTGACGAGGATGAAGATGATGACGAAGACGATGAAGACGACATCATGAAAGAGATGGAAGCAGCTCTCAAAAAGAAAAAGAAGTAATTGAACAGACATAATGGGTGGGTTGAAAACACCCACCCATTATTCAGTTAGGAGGAAATTATGGCAAAAATCACAAGAGTACCAGTGACCTCTGATTCTGAGGAATCTTTTGATATTCATGACATAGCAAGTGCCGTAAATAAGTCTTTACAGAAGTCTACTGAAAATACGTTTATGGTAGGTAATGAAGAGAATGAAGCAATGGATGTACCATTTTGGGTAAGAACAGGTATTCCTTGCCTAGACTACGCAATTGGTGGCTCTCACCATCCTGGAATCCCAGTATCTAGAATCACTGAGATATATGGTTCAGAGGGTTGTGGTAAGTCAACACTGTGTGTATGGATAACAAAACAGGCAATTGACCAGTTAAAGACCTTTGCAGTATATCAGGATGCTGAGCACGTTTTGACAGATGAGATAATCCAAGGAACAGGAATCAATATGTCAAAGGTTATTCTACAACACCCAGATATACTTGAAGAGGTATTTGATTCTCAGGAAGCAGTTATCAATCAGCTTGGTAAGATGGAAAAGAAACCAAAAGCAGTCGTAATGGTTTTGGATTCTGTAGCAAGTTGTTCTACACGTTCTGAGGTTGATGGAGACTACGGAGAATCTACCATGGGTATCCATGCTAGAATCATGTCACAAGCACTACGTAAAATCAAAGCACCTATTTTCAAGAATAATGTTTTGAGTCTGTTTGTAAACCAGACGAGAGACAAAATGAACGTCAGCTGGGGAAGTAAGACAGAAACCTTTGGTGGTAAAGCTCTAAAATTCTATGCTTCAGTAAGATTGGAGCTAACCAAGATTAAAACCCTTAAAAAGGATGGTAAAGACCCACATGGTTGTACCATTCAGTTTACTGTCATTAAAAATAAGGTCGCACCACCCTTAATGAAAGATACCTTTGACATTCTGTTTATTCAGGATAAAAATGGCAGTTACCCTAAGATTGATACCATTGGTGCTGTATTAGACTGGTGTAAGAAGTACAAAATCATTGGTGGTACCACAGGTAGATTTGAAATAGACGGAAAGTCTATGTACAGAGATGCTGCAAGAGAATATCTTGAGGAAAACCTTGATGTTTTGGAAGACTTAATTGAACAGGCTTATTCCGTTGATACCAGCTCTGATAGTCGTATCAGCAGTAATGATGATTACGATGACGAGATTGATGAGGATTGAGCGATAAAACAAGAGGGTGACTAAGTATCTGAAAACAGCTTAGTCACCCTTAAATTGATTAAGAACCACAAGTTATAAGTTGTTGCCTTCAGATATTATAAAGTATAGTAAATGATGTAGTGCTTGTAAAGGAAGTGATTAAATGGTATCAGTTATTATAGACGGAAATAACATGGCGTATCGTTCAAACAGCGTGATGGAGTTGTCAACAAAAGACGGCAGAAGAACTTCAGCCATATTTGGAGTATTCAATTCAATTCCTCATAGCGTAAAGACTGTTGAAGAGGAACTTGATGTTGAAGTTGGTGAAATAGTAGTAGTTTGGGACTGCGGCAGAAATGTACGTAGAACAACTTTGTATCCTGACTATAAAGGTGGAAGACGTCAAGACCAGACAGAAGAAGACAGAATATGGTATGAAGAGTTCATACAACAAACAAATATCATACATGAGAATTTACCTTTGTTGGGAGTAAAGAGCATTAAGCAAAAAGGTCAAGAAGCAGATGACCTGATTTACACGTGGATAAACAGATGCAGAGACCTCAGGCAAGATGATGAGGAAAACAGATTCATCATTGTGTCCACTGACGAAGACTTTTTACAGTTGATATCTGAAGACACTTGTGTATATTCTCCTATTAAGAAAATCATGTACACTTATGATAACTTCTATGACTTGTTTGGAATCAAACCTGAGAACTTTTTGACATACAAGGTAGTCCGTGGGGATGATTCTGATAATATTTCAGGCATAAGGGGTATAGGTGATGCTACTGGCAAGAAGTTGGTAAACACATTTGGTAATATGGATTCTATCATGAGAAATAGAAACCACCCTGACTTAGTGAAGTCAAAAGTATTGAGCAGGTTGTTCACTCCAGATGGTTTGAGAACCCTTGACAGAAATAATAAACTCATAAATCTGACTGATTATGTAGACATCAATGAGACTAAAGACTACATTGATGACTCTATTAGAGTTCAGCCATATGTAGACGATTCATCAGCTAGAAAATTCTTAATGGATTACCAGTTGTCATCTATCCTGATGAAGTATAAAGAGTGGATTCGTGTATTTAAATCAGTAAACTCCATATATTTTGAGTAAAAATCTGATAGTTGGAGTATCGATATTTATTAAATACCCACCAAAAGGAGACAAAATGAATAAATTTGAAATCTTGTACAGTTCTATTAGGGAAAATAAACTGTCAGCATATAATCAGATTACTACCAAGAATTTGGGTGTGTGCTTCAATATCATTGAAGTTCCTAGCAAAGATGGGATAACAGTAAATACAGCAATTCTGACTGTTTCTGTGATGAGGAACAGAAAGAGGAAGAATGCTATGGAATCTAGTAAATTTGCCAAGTTAATGGGGATTATTGAGGAAAATCTGGAATACTTTTCTTCCTGTGATGAGCATCCTTATTTCACCTCACTATCACGTGTAGTTCCCAATAAGTGGTATTCATCACTGTGTTGCCACCGAGTATTCTTGATTCCTGTATCCTACGTATTCGAGGTAGTGGAACACCTATTCTCAAAAGAGTCAGTGGGACAGATGATTGGAACTGGTCTGTCGGAAGTGTCTTTGGTTATTTCAACCAATAATCATGATTCATATGCTCAGTTTTTCAACTAAATCAAAGGAGGATTTTAACGTGTCACACCAGAATACTGGAATCAACTTAAATGTAGGCTCTCAGCTAGATGATGAATTTCTTAACCTCATGGCTGAGATTCCCAACCCATTGAAGAAAATACAGGGAATCAGTGAACTTGATTCATTTGTATTATCTGATAAATTTTTTAAGGCAAAGACTGTTGCCGATAGTTCTATTGACCCAAATGCAAATATGGGCAGTAAATCTCCTGTATCATTTCAATCTGAGACCTCAAAGCCTCAGATGAAGTACAGAAGTTACTATGAATTGTGGAGACGTGAAAAAGATAAATATGGTGTTGATGTGGCTAATGAAGACATCAGAAACTGCATCAATGGTTCTTTGTATTTCCATGATATTACTAAGATTGAAGAGCCTTATTGCTTTGCATTTGATACATCATTCATGATGACTCAGGGTAGACCTTATGGATGGCTACCAAGTGTGGCTCCAAAGCGTTCAAGTTCATTTATGTCTCAGTTAATTGAGAGCACAATGGATATGTCTCAAGAGCATGCTGGAGCTATTGGTATTGCGAATTTACTTGTAAATCTTGCGTATTATACTAAAAAGGAAAGAGGTCAGCTCAAGAAGTCTTGTGAAAAGACCTATAACACTCTTGGATTTGACTCTGCTGTAGCAGCAATCAATTTGTACATTTCTGGTCTTGGATATGAAGAGTGGGCTGAAGAGGAAATTCAGGTAGCTGATAAGACTCTTGATGGAGTTTTAGATGCTTGTGATAAAGTTTACAACAAGTACGTACAGAATCTTTTACAGAATTTTGTTCATATCATGCATAATACTTTCCGTATTGGTGGAGACAGCCCATTTACCAATATGAGTATTTTTGATAAGCTCACATTCGACAGTGTATTTGCAGATGCATTTTATCCTGACTACACCAGAGTAGTTGACAACTATGAGGAAGTTAATGTATTACAGAAGATTTTCATTGAGTTCTTCTATAAAGGTTCACCCACCAATGGTAAAAATTACCGTTTCCCTGTTACCACTATCAATATTAAGACTAATGCTGAGGGAGAAATTGAAGATAAGGAATTCTTCAGATACGCAGTGTTAAAGAACAAAGAGCGTGGTGCGTTTAATATCCACGTTGGAGAAAAGGTGGCAACATGTTGTCGTTTGACCTCTGACTTGTCAAAGCTAAAAGACCAGATACGTATGGACAGCTTTGGAAATGGTGGATTATCTATTGGAAGTCACAGAGTTGTAGCAATCAATCTACACAGAGTTGCATTGGTAGCACGAGACACTGGAGTAGGATTCAAGACAGTACTTGACAGATACTTACAATCAGCAGAACGTCTTCTCATTACTCACAAAGAGATTTTGAAAGAAAGAGTTGATTCAGGATTCTTAAAGTTCTTTAACATTGGATGGGAAGATGTAAACATGTTCTTCTCAACTATTGGATATACAGGATTGATTGATTCCTATTCTGTTTGTGCCGATGTATCTATCAAGAATGTTGTTGAAGACCCAGAGTTGCTTAATGCATACGTTGAGTTTGCTTCTGAGACTTTGGACTACATGGATGACTTTGCAACCAATGCTGGTACACGTACTGAATCCTCAGCGTATAATGTTGAAGAAATCCCTGCTGAAAATGCTTCTCCAAAATTAGCTCAGGCTGATAACTTCTTGTACTCTGACCGTGAATGGTATGAGCATACAGAGTTATTGTCCAACCAGATGATTCCATTATACTACAATGTGCCTTTGATGAGACGTTTGGAAATCAGTGGTTTGTTGATGAATAAGGTGTCTGGTGGTTCCATCTTACACCTGAACTTGACGGAACAGGTTACTGATGAGGCTTATATTGAGTTGGTTGAGAAGATGATTGAGGAATACCATATCCCACATTTTGCAATCAATGTTGGTACTAGCGTTTGTGAGGATGGTCATACAACTCCAGGAATTTTTCAGGTGTGTCCTGTATGTAATAAAGAAGTTGTTGACTGGAACATTCGTGTAGTAGGATTCAATACAGATGTATCTTCTTGGTCTCCTGAGAGACGTGAGGAATTCAAGAGACGTCAGTTCTACGGAGCAAGTGACGTTACAGCAAAGAACATTCTGTAAGTATTGTATTATGATTAAGGGTGGGGAGAGATTCTCACCCTTAATTTATTTTAGGAGGTAAAGTATGAAAAACACGTTATCTATATCTACAGTATTGTGGCCATCTATGAATTCTTCCTTGCGTGGACTTAGTATGGATGTTTTCTTTAGAGGTTGCCATAGACATTGTTACAACTGTCATAATCTTGAGTTACAAACATTCTCAGAGCCAAATCACAGTGTAGAGGAAATCCTAGAACTGATTGAAAAGCATGGAGTTGGGGTGGTCACCTTAATGGGTGGTGAGCCAGTTGACCAGCCTGTAGATGATATTTTACATCTTATGAAGTCCATACGTGACAGATTCCCAAGCGTAAAATTGTCTATGTATACAGGATATGAATTGGATGAGGTTGATACAAGAATTCTTGATTTTCTCGATGATATAAAGACTGGAGCGTACAGAGAAGATTTAAGGAACAAAATGGGCAGTTTTCTTGCATCAAGTAACCAAAAATATTTCCAAAAAGACGATTGTGGAGTGTTCGTGGAAGTGAGTGTATAATTCTCTGGATAATCATATTTGTACCTTTATTTAAAGTAAAGACTGAATAAAGTAGGAGGTATAAATATGTCCTTGAAACAGGAGATTGTAGAGGCATTTAACATATTGACCCAAGTAAGAAACATTTCATCCACCAAGTCTAAGCAGGAGATACTGAGTACTGGAATTGACAATCAGGTGTTGAAGACCTTGTTAATTTTGACCTATAACCCATCTGTACAGTATTATATCAAAAAGATTCCCAATGTAAAACCTCATGGAGAAGAAATCAGTGAAAGCACCTATGCTGGATTCTTAGGACTATTGTCACAGTTAAAGACCAGAGCAATCACAGGTAATGCAGCTATTGAGGCATTGTCAGAGTTTTTAGGTACTTGTACTCAGGATGAGTTTGATTGGTACACAAAAGTTATTCAGCGTGATATCAAGTGTGGTATAGCCGATAAAAATATCAATAAGGTATTTGGTAACATCATTCCAGTGTATGAAGTTTTACTGGCAGATAAATTTGAGCAGGAAGACCTTGACTTGAATACAGAAAAGGCAATGAAACTTCTGCCAAATAAATTTGTTGTAGAACCTAAGTTGGATGGTATGAGACTGAACATCTGGGTATTCCCTGACGGTAGAGTTGAGTTGTATTCACGTAACGGAAAAATGATTTATGGATACGACAACCTTGTGGCTGATGCTGCTAAATTGCCGAAAGGTTATGTGTATGATGGTGAGCTTATGTCAATTGAGTTTGAAAAGACTCTTGAAAAAGCAAAGTCTGGAGCCATAACAATAGAACAGTTGGAAAGTGATTGCTATCAGGATTTAATGACATCCGCTTTTGCTAAAACAGACAATAAAGAGGGTGTCTACAATTTGTTTGATAGAGTTCCCATCAAAGAGTTTGAGACCAAGAAAACAACAGAGACTCTAAAAGAGAGAAAAGAGTGGATAACATCCCAACTTTCTGTCATTGACTTTGATTGTATAAAGATTGTTGAGTGGAGTAGGCTACTCAGTAAGGACTCTGAAAAGGATAGACAAAAGGCAGTATCACTGATGAGGTACTTCTTGTCTGTTGGATACGAGGGGGCAATGGTAAAGGATTGGAGCTCAAAGTATGAGTTCAAACGTTCAAAGTCACTGTTAAAGATGAAGTTGATGGACTTGATTGACCTTGTTGTAACAGACATCTATGAGGGTGAGGCTGGAAGTAAATATGAAGGAATGATGGGTGGAGTTACCTGTGACTATGAGGGATACCCACTTGGAGTAGGCTCTGGTTGGAGTGATTCAGAAAGAGAATACTATTGGAAACACCCAGAAGAGATTATTGGCAAGACCATATCCATCTCCTATCAGAATAAAAGCGAAAATCTGGACGGTGGCAAGTCTTTGAGATTCCCTGTTAAAAAGATTATTCGTTTTGATAAGTGATGGAGGTGGGTGGTATGGAATATTCAATATTGCCAAAGAACTGTAAAGTTCCAAAGGTGAACTTGGTTGACCCAAGTATCAGGAGGATACAACAGTTCAAGGCTGACGCAGAAAAACATATAGGACAACAGGCTATTTGGACATTCCCAGAAAAAAGAGGTAATGATTCCAAGCTAGTTGAAATATACCAAGTGTATCAGAGGTTTGTTGTAGTTAGATATCCCTGTTATGACCCATCTGGTAAATTCAGACAATATTTGACCACAAGTATATTATTTGCATCAATGCTTTGTGGTGAGGAAACTCTGAAGTACATAGATGATGAGATTTAAGGGGGTATTGTGATGGGAAAGTTTGAAAGCCAAAAAACTGATTATCTTGACATAGATAAACTATATGAACAATACAAACCTTTAATGAATTCTATTTTTAAGAAATTCACAAAGTACACAAACGTCTTTCATGATTCTTCTGACTATGAGGACTTGAAGTCCCAGATTGAATTTGAGTTTGTAAAACTTTGTAATGAATACACCCCAACTCGTGGTGTAGATTTTCCAGGATTCATCAAGATGCATCTTCAGCAAAGAGTCTATCATTATGTGACAAAGCTACAGAAAAGGGTGTCTATGGAAACCACTGTTACTTCTAGGACGTTTGATGACAGTGACCAACCTATGATGGACTTGGACAACTCTTTAGAACTTGCTGATGAAGATGCTATGAAAGACTTTGAAAAGATAGAAGCACTGGCAAGTCTGGATTGGAGAGCTATCACAGGTAAGAAGCACCGCCATTTATTGGAAGCAATTTTGTATGAACATAAGTCTATAGAAGAAATTGCTGAGTTAGAGGGAGTGCCCATCAAAGTAGTACGACTCAGGCTACATTTTGCTTGTGAGAGACTCAAAGAATTTAATGATAAAAAGACTGAGTATTCAGATTTTAGCCAGAGAAGGCCTGACATTTCATTTGAGGAATTTCTTCAAATTAAGAAACAGATGAGTAAGATACCGAGAACACCAATCATTTTAAGGGAGGAAACAAACAATGGGAAGAACTAAGGCATATGAGAATACTTTGAAAGCCATTGCTCAGGTAAAGCATGGTATTGGAAATTTTGAGCTATTCTTGAGAAAAGCTATTGCTGAGAGTGAGGGAGAGCCAACATGCTCACCTGAGGCTTGTAATGACCCAGATAATTGTGTATGTAGAAAGACTGCTACAGCTGGTGATATTTATCAGAGTTGTGTTGAGTTTGCTGAAAAGAACGGAGACGCAATGAGTGGAGAAGTCATGAAAATGATGCTTGGTCTACTCAGTGAGAATATCAAGGCTGAAGACCGTAATGAGGTAAATGAAGTATTAAAGTTTGCTCAATCAAAAGGATTTCACGCTGTAAAAGGCATTTCAGATATTGGAGAGGAAATTGTGGTTATCTTTCAGATTTAACCTGTTTCCTGACCAATTTAGCAGATATTAAAATACAGTGAAGAAAATCCTTGGTTAACTAGGAAACTTTGCTAGAACGTCAAAATTTTGAGGATAGGATGGTGAATAACGGTGGACGCAGAAAGAATCCCAATTACAACCGAGCAGGCAACACCTATTCCTAAGATTGATATCATATCAGTAATGAAACCATTAGATGTTCATGATTTTTTACCTAAGATGGAGTACATGCTCAAAGGGGCAACAGTATCATCAGAAGCAAAAGACCTACAGAAGATGCTGGAGTCATTCTTGGGAGAAAATCAAGAACTCATCAATAATGGTGTTGAATTCAAAGACAGTGTTGAGATGAAGTCATTTACTGATGGTTTTAGGAATGCTCTTGCAATTGTGAACTTGTGGATTGATAGCTTGTACATTACACAGTTGTCTACACAAGAGTAAACAGAATGAAAGCTGGTTCTTACAGAAAGGAGAACTGGCGAAATGTCAAATTATACCCATAAGGTTTATGAGAACAGTACTTTCATAATTCTTCAGTCAAAGAGTTGCTACATCTTAATAAATAAGAAGAAACCATTTAAGAAAGGACACTCACACATAAACAGTTTTGATACTTGTAAGTGGCTGATGAGGTTGTCCCGCAAGCGTGAGATTCCGAACAAGATTTCACCCTACCTGCTACAATCATTAAAAAGGATTAGCAACGACAAAGAATACTTGAAAGAGCTTGACAAACTACAAATAGAATAAACAAAATTAAAAGCATCATTAAAAAATATTTAATGATGCTTTTTCTATATTATAAATTGTAACACGATTTCTGTGACATAATCCCTTAAAAAGGATATTTAATAATATGTTAAAGAATCTTAAAATCTCATAAAATCAGCTACAAGCCAAACACTGGTAGCATGATTAAAAACCTTAAAGGAGGCATATGTTTTGGCAGGTAGAAGAACCAACACAAATATCAAACTCAGCCCAAAGTTAGTTGAGCTTTGTAAATCGCCTTTAATTGATGCTGTAAACGCCATGTTGGATGCTGGAGAATCCCCAGCCTCAGTATGTAAATACATAAATAGTCAGGGATTTAAAATTTCTAACCCATTGGTGTATGAGTATAAAAAGATAAGGCAACAATGTATTATAGACAATATAAACATCGAGCATTTGATTGGAGTAGTGAGAAAGCCCATACAGGTGGAAAAAACTCCATCATTTGACGATAAAAAGAAGAAACTGAAATCAGAGCTAGATGCCTTGGACAAGCTCATACAGATGGGTTATGACGGCATCGACCAGATATATGCGAATAAACCTGTACCACCTGCTTTGATGATGAGTGCTATTCAGTTAAAAAATAACCTCACAGAGGGTAGTCACGGATTCCTCACAAACTATGGATTGGAACAGCTAAAGGAAATTGAAAAGAACAAATATGAAATCCTGATTGACCTGATTATGTCTTATGTCCCAGAGGATAAAAAAGAAGAAGTTTTACAGCGTATGGAACAGACTGAGGATGAATATTATCAACAGACTGAGTACTATGTTGAGTATCTCAAAGCAAAAGGATTATCAGAAGAGGAAATCAATAAGAGAATTTATGAGCTTGAGCAGGAAGAACTTGAACAAGACGTGGATGAAACAGGTGAAGAGCCTACAGTCATAAAGCTGTAAAATAGGTATCAAGTCTACTGAGACAAAATCCTATATTATATAAAATGAGTGCGGTGTTTGTCCGACCGTACTTGTGCTTTCATTCTGTCTGCTGTCCATTTTGTTTGTCTTCCTTTCACACTTGATGCTATCAGGGTTCACTCTGATAGCATCTCTCACTTTTAGAGATATAAATAAAAAATAAATTTATTGTGGGACACGTTAAAAATCCATGTTGTAACACTGTCACAACAATTAAACATATATTTTAAGTGAAACTGATGAACACAGTTCACGTACATGACTTGCAATTAAATTATATAAAACTTTTTCCACAAAGAGCTTGTATTTTACAGGCTCTTTTTGTTTTGTCCAACACGTGTGTATAAATAAATTAAAAAATTTTTCAAAAAACACTTTACTTTTTCGGAAAAATAGGATATAATAATCATGTAGTGAGTAGGTGAATATGAACGCCACTGCAGAAAGGAATGAAAAGACATGACTAAAACAAACTTCACTTTGGTAAGAGAATTGGATGAGAAGTATCATCCGCAAACAAGAGGCATTGTCAGTCCTCAGGAAGTAGACCTCATTAAGGAATCCTTGGAACTGAAAGATGCTACAGAGCTGGAACTGAGAAACATGAGAGACTTTGTGGTAATCTATTTGGGTAACAAGTCTGAGAAGAAAGACGGCACTACTGATTATGAAGCATGGGATAAGATGTCAGCTATCACACACGTAATTGACTGTACCTTATTTGAAAAGGGTTGTGCAGTATAAAATTTAACGGAGGATGTACAAATGAGTTTTTACGTAGACGATGACGGCACTCTCAAGGTATTTAACAACAATACTTTGTTAGCAGAGGTACAGAATTGTCAGGAAATGACTGAGGGAGAAGTCCAGTGTCTCGCAGATGAAATCTACAGAGACTACATGGAAGATTGAAATACAACTTTATTTAATACAAAGGAGAACTAAATCATGAACAAAATGGAAAAGTTAGGCAAGGTAATAGGATTTATTGGTGGAATGGCAATGTTCGCAGGATTCATTTACATACTTGGAATAGCTGGAGCATCTGACGCAGAGCAGTACACTCACGAGTATCATTCCTTTGGTTGGCTGGTCAGTAACATGCTCATTGGACTGGGTATTTTTATTTCAGGATTCTGCGTATTTAGAATTTCAGAATACGTAATTGTACTCAGCCACAAGAAATATAGACGAGTATGGATAAGAAATATTGTAAGCAATAAGACCATATCGAAGTTGGTCGAAGATGGCGGTAACATCGTTCTGTCGGCTAATGAAGAATTACAGAGAGTTGGTAGAAAGGTGTACTGCTTCCGATGAAAGGAGAGCAAGTATGAACAAGTACAAAGTAATCATTCAGAGAAATGACGGTGGTAAAACAGAGGTTGTTGTAGAAGCAAAGGACAAAGACACTGCAAGGAAGAATGCAGTGAAAGACGTTGAAATGCTGTATGGCAAATGCTTTGTTCTGAAGGTGGTCAAGTTATGATAGAAAGAATCCCCATCACAAAACTTGACGGATGTATAAGCTGGAGAAAGCCACAAAAGATGGGAAAGGAATTGCTGGTCAAGAAAGATTCTGGCTATGTATATTCCACTGTAAAAGTATTCCTCACAGAAACTGATATGCAAGTAGTATTTTCAGGATACAAGGTGAAATTCAAGTACCTGATTATAGAAGATTTCAAACAGTTTGATGCTGTGAGTATAATCAACAAACTACCTGATTGGGGTAGACACTTTGAAGACGCTGTCTTGGGTACGTATCACAGCCTTGGACTGCCTTTGGGCTATGTAGAGCCTATTTTGAGAAACATGTAGAGATAAAATTTAACGGAGGTACAAAAATGAGCAATTTTCAAAGAATCAAGGACATGGTAGCAAGTACGGAAACACCTGAGGAACTTTCTTGTGTATTAGCAGTGCTCAATGCAGAACAGCATCGAGCTTGCTTACATAACACCAAGCTGGGAAAGTGTGACGTGAGTATCTGTAGGCAGTACTCAAATAGTTGTTGTATGCTTGGTATGGTCAAGTATCTCAAGGCAGGTGATGAAGAAGTCACAGAGCCTGTAGAGAATACCCAGAAGTCCAATCGTTGGGATTTCATCAAAGGTCTCAGTGCTGGAGATACCTTTGAAGTGACTTTGAAGAATAATAAGACAGTTGTATTTGAGAAAGTACACAACAAGGCAGGTATTTCTTTCTTTGTATTGAAAGACCTTTGGATGTACAGACACCATATGAATCCTACAAGCACCAATGAGGGTGGATTCCCCAACAGTGATGCGAATGAGTGGTTAAACAATGACATCCTATATTTGCTTCCTGATGACTTGGTGGAGAAGATTTTACCTAGAAAAATCACCCAGTACATCGATGGAAAAGAGTATTCAACTGTTTGTAAACTGTGGATTCCGTCAGTAGTTGAAGTATTCGGCAAGGATGATTGGAGTGAGGAAACTCTAGCCATTGAACCCAATGATGAACAGTTTGACTGGTTTAAGGAAGAAAAGCACCGTATCAAGGAATTTGCTGGTTCTGCTTACTTCTGGTGGTTGAGGTCTCCTAACGTTAGCTCCTCTACCCACTTCTGGTATGTCCACTCCAACGGTATCTGTAGCTACTACAGCGCTAACAACTACGATGGCATTGCTTTCGGCTTCTGTATTTGAATCTTTCATCTATATATCCTGCCCCGCAAGGGGCAGGTGTAGCCATAGGAGGTACATATGAAGAGTAAAAAATTTAATGCTGCTGAAAAGCACTTTGA